CACCCGGTGCAGCAACATTTTATTCGTTGACCAATGTTTATCAAACATATTATCAACAAGGCGCCACAAGTTCGTACTCATCTAACAACTATCAATTGCAAGCCAAAACCAATGTTGCAAACAATTCGGCTGGCACAGCAACAGTGGTATACATAAAAGTATTATGGAACGATGCTTATGTTGATCCAGATGCACTAAACCCAGATTATCCAAATCCTGTTACAATTCACCCGCCTGGAGATGTAATAGATGGCACATTGGCTGTAACGGTAGACGAATTAAAAGCTACAGGATCGTTAATACCTACAGGAACGTTCACCATTACAAGCCCAACGTATTCAATATCGTCGATAACCGCGACTTGAACTATATAAATATTCCTGAGTTAAGGAAAACACAATAATGGCTTTACAAACCGTCACACTAACTAGCACATCACCCACAACATGGACAGTTCCTACTAGATGTTTTATCATTAGAGAGCTGTTTATGGTTGGCGGCGGTGGCACCGGCGCAACTCCTTCTGCAGGTAGTGTCCCAGGTGGCGCCGGCGGTGGCGGCAGAGTTACTATCGACAATGACATTGCAGTTACTCCTGGTACAAACATATCTTATCGTGCAGGGCCCTCAGATACCGCTACAACATTTAGTGGCTATTCAGCAGCCGCAGGCAGTCCTGGATCAACTAACGTCGGTGGAGCTAGTGGAAGAAACATATCCGGTAGTGCTGTTTCAACTACTGGTAGTACTGGCGGAACTACAGCAATTGGCAGTACTGGTGGCGGAGGCGGCGCTGGAGCTGGTGGAAATGGTCTTGCTGATGCAAGCGGAACTGCTGGTAATTCTGGCGGTCCGGGATTTTTATACAAAGGAAATTTTTACGGTGGTGGAGGTGGTGGTGGAGGTGGCCGTTACGACCAAAGCACAACACGAACAATAAAAGGCGGCGCAAGCGGCACAGGTGGTGGCGGCAGCGGAGGTGGTGAAGGCCTCAATGGTGCATCTGGCACCGCAAATACTGGTGGTGGAGGTGGTGGAGGATGTGCTAGTGGAACATCAACTGAAAGAACAGCAACTGGTGGAACTCCAAATCCCGGAGCAGGCTATGTAGGTCGTGCAGCAACTAGTGGCGGCTCGGGCGGATCTGGCATAATTATAATAAACTATGACGAAGCTGAGTTTACTTTCAAAACTAATCTTCCTGGTGTCTCTGATGGTAATTCTATAATTGTATACATGTATACAAAGAATGTCTCAAATGGCTCCGTATTACCTTACACAATTTCAGGTACAGGAATAACAGCATCTGATTTTAATCCTGCATCTTTAACAGGTTCATTCACAGTATCAAGTACAGATGGCGGCCTAAGCGGAGTAGCCAGTACCACAATAACCATTGCCGCAGATAGCGGTGTTACAGAAGGTGAAGAAATTGCCCTCCTTACTTTAAATAATGGCGTTGCATTTACATCTTTCAAAATTGGTGACCTATATCAAAATGCTGTGGCTAACACAGCTGATTATCCAGGCGCACTGGTAATAGGACGTTCATATACTATTATTACAGCAGGCACAACAATATGGACAGATCTTGGAGCTGCCAACAATACCGTAGCAACTACATTCACTGCCACTGCCACAGGATTAGTAACTGCAGGTAACTTTGTCAATGGTAGATCTTATACTATTACATTTGCTGGCAATACTGATTTTACAAAATTTGGATCATTATCAAATGCTGTTGGCACTACATTTACTGCCACAGGTTCTGGATTTATCAATGCAACAGCAATGGCAGCATCTCAAAAGTATACTGTAGTAACTATAGGCACTACAGACTATACTCTAGTAGGCGCAGGATGGGTAGATGTCGCAGCATTCCAAATTGGCGAAGTATACACAATTAAAGCATTAGGAACAACAACAAATACTCAGTGGAATAATATTGCCGGTACTACAGGAATAACATACGCCGCTGGTATGACAATTACTGTGATAACTGTGATAACAACAGGTTCTGGAACAGGCCGCGCCCTACCAGAAACATTCACGGCATCAACCGGATTAACATTTACAGCAACCGGCCCTGCTACAGGAACTGGTACAGTGATGCCAGCGGCATCATTAACATTGGGAACTGACTTAGGTACAGCTAGTCAAGGAACCGGAGTAGCTTCTGGTATATGGGTTTCTAAAACTATTCAAGTTGCAGACTACAACGACATTCAAAGTAAGGTCGCTGGAGTATTGGGCGTTGGCGCAGGCAACAGCGGCTACGGACAAACGGTTTTTAGCAATCAAATAACAACCAGCAATCGAGTCGCAGTAACTGACTGGACTAGTTTAAAATATGATATTATCAACGCCTATGTACATCAAATTGGAACAGTCCCAACATTAGTTGATGCATCTGTAGGAGGAACAGTAAGAGCTCATACAGCAACAGCACCTTACAAACAGTATTCTTCTTGGGCCGATGTAATAGTTACACAAAAATTTGACATTGCTTCTTCACAAGCAATTACTAGAACTGCTCCTGTAGGATTAGGATCTTGGTATGCTGAAACTGCGTGGCCTGGAGCACTTGGATCAACTTGGACTACAAGAATATACAGCTTGGTCAGTGTTTATTGGCCAACGGCTGCTGCTGCTCGTGCTTTCTTCAATAGTGGCGGCGAGATACGATTTATATCAGCAAGAACGGGCGGATCTACAACAGGTGCTATCGCTGCTCAAAATGCAAATTGGACCGCCTTCTTAGCTGGTGTTGGCACCGTAGGATTCGGCGGCAACTACCCAATAGCAGATACTGGAAGTTTAAACGGTGGAAATTTTTATAGATTGAGTAATGGATTTAATGCATGGTATACTGCCACTGCTTCAAATCCGTACTCAACAAACGCCTATAAGATTTATGCTAGAACCCCAGGTATTACAGATAACTCTGCAGGAACTGCGGCCAGCATTGAATTCCAAGTTGAATGGACAGATAATCACACAGGGCAGGGCGGTGCAACAGAAGGAGTTGACGGAACAATAAGCGTTTCTTTGTCAACGCTTGAAGCCACGGGTACATTGTTGCCGTCTGGCTCAGGCAATTTCCAAGTAACAACACCAACAATCTCAATCACTCAAGCCCCAACCACATAATTTTCTCCTGATTATCTAGCACAATAAATAAAGTGCTACTTTAATTAGGGGATTATTATGGAAGAGCAACTCAAAAAAGCTCTAGAGTTTTCAAACTATCGTCAGACCTTTTCAATCCAAAGACGCCTTCTCAAAGAAAAAATTGAAGCCAAATTAACCATTGGTCAGAACGGTGGCATCTTTAAGATTGATAAATCGTTAATAACATTCGTACAGATGTTTATTGATCAAGGAAGAACCGAAAATGTTCCCTTAATCGATTCTAACGAAAATCCAATAATGATTGAAGATTTAGAAAAATTTAGAGATGATATCTTTGACAGATATTATGATACTACATTAGAGTATTATCAAGAATTCCAAGAACTTAAAAAAAGCCGCAGTGTGGAAAAGCTATTAGACATATGACACGCGGCGCACTAATATTTGCACATAACAATAGAAACATTGACTATGCTTATATGGCAATGGTATCTGCCCAACTGGCCAAGAAAAATTTAGGCATCCCTGTTTCTTTGGTTACAGATCCATCTACAATGGAGTGGGTTAAAACTTCAAACAATTATGAACAATTGGTTTCGACATTTGACAAAATTATAGAAGTTGAGCGTCCTATTACAGATAATATGCGACGCCTGCACGACGGAGTACATTTTAAAAATATCCCGTTTGTCAATGCTAATCGTGCCAGTGTTTATGAATTAACTCCGTATGATCAAACGCTGTTAATGGACAGTGATTTTTTAATTTTTTCCAATAGATTAAATTCCTATTGGGACGTTGATGCAGAAGTTATGATTGCTAAAAATATGTTAGACATATACGATCAAAAGAGATTAGGATATCACGACAAATATGTTTCTGATACAGGAGTTCATTTGTATTGGGCAACAACTGTGATGTTTAAAAAAACACCATATAGTAAAATGTTTTTTGAACTGGTTAATATCATCAGACAAAACTATCAATATTATGCTGATCTATTTCGATTTGATACAACACAATATAGAAATGATATTTCTTTCAGTGTAGCAAAACATATACTAGATGGATTTGAAACAAACACCAATGAAAGTCTTCCACCAATTTTAACAGTATTAGACAAAGACATTTTGCATTCTGTAGACTCTACTGGAAAACTAACAATACTGGCAAGTCCAAACAGCGATAATAATTATTATGCGGCTGCTGTACGAGGGCTAGATATTCATATAATGAACAAACAAAGCATTATCCGTCATACTGAAAAACTATTGGAGTTGGTATGAACTTTGGATATTTAATTTTTGTTTCTACTAACGATAAAATAGATTATCTTAATCTAGCTTATGCATTAGCACTTAGTATTAAGAATACTCAAAAAGAAGGATACGATAAAGTATGCCTAATGACAGATGATGTTGATGCGGTAAAAAAATTAAAATCTTCTTGGGTGTTTGATCACGTAGAAAAAATTGAAAAGTATCAAGGATGGGATGCTAGATCTTGGATGGATACATATAGTCCTTTCGACTACACAGTTTGCCTAGATTCCGACATGTTGTTTACTAGAGATTACAGTCATTGGATTGATTATTTTGTAGAAAACAATGAATTGTATATTGCCAACACTGCTTATACTTATAGAGAAGAATTAGTAGATAGTGACTACTATCGCAGAACATTTACAAAAAATAAATTGCCTAACCTGTATAGTTTTTACACGTTCTTTAAAAAGGACAGCGCAGTAGCTAAAGAATTTTTTACATTGGCTCGCAACATTATTGAAAACCCTGTAGAATTTTCAAATTTATTTTTAACAGAACTTAAACCAAAAGTTGTTGGTACAGATGAAGCATTTGGATTAGCAGCAAAACTTTTAGATATTGGCGATGATATTGCATATAAGTTAGAGTTTCCTAAAGTGGTTCACATGAAGGGAATGATACAAAAATTTCCATGGCCGTCAGATGTATGGAGTGATCATTTAGGATTTTACATAAATCGTAAAGGCCAAATAAAAATAGGAAATTACCAGCAGCATAATATTGTTCATTATGTAGAAAAAGATAAAATTACACAAGAAGTAATTAATATTTTAGAGGAGATAGCATGGAAGAAATAATCGATTTGACTGAGTTATTTGAACCTGTGATATTGCCCCCTGTAGAATTCTTTGCAGTATTTGATCCAACATCTGGAGCAATTACAGCAGTAGGTCCAGGTTCTGCATTTTTAAACGAAGAACATAAAATCTCAATGGATCAAGAAGTTGCTGAAATGATTATTGAAGGCAAAATCAATCTCAATTCTTGTTCTGTGGATATAACTGGAGACAGTTATGTTATATCTGAAACTAGAGCCTTGTATAAAATAGATGATGTGTTACATCGTATTGTTGAAGTTAAACATGCAGAATTTGATAAACCCAATGTATTTTTAAGTTATAAATTAAACAGTTTAACAATAGAATTAACTGAAGAATACGGAGGAACTAAAAAACTTCCTAAGAAATTTCAGCCAGTTAAAAAGAAAAAAATTAACTGGGCTGGCAACACTGATATGAATTTTTTAATTACAGATTATAACGATCCTAATGTATTATACAAACCATTCACTATAAAAATATCAGATCTTGTAGGGAAAAAATTTGTACTTAAAAATTTAGAATTACCTACAAAGTTTAGCGTATATACAAGACGCCTGTTTAAAAATTATGTACTGGAGATTAAATGAAAATAGTAGAATTTGATATTATTTTTATCAGCTACGATGAACCAAATGCTGATGTGCATTATGCTGACTTGTGCGATAAAGCACCGTGGGCAAAACGAGTACATGGGGTTAAAGGCAGCGATCATGCCCATAAAGCCGCAGCCAACTTGAGCGACACTGATTGGCTTATAACAGTAGATGCAGATAATATTGTAGATCCAGCGTTCTTTGATCTAGATCTAGATATGAGTGATCCAAAGATCCAAGTGTATGGCTGGTGCGGTAAAAACAAAATTAACGGATTACGATACGGCAATGGTGGGATTAAAATTTGGAAAAAAGAGTTTATCCTCGGCATGCAAACACACGAAGCTAGTACAAGTGATAGGGCACAAGTAGATTTTTGTTGGGAAGATGGATATCGTAATTTTCCTGTAGTCTACAGCGACAGTATTATTACAGGTAGTCCTTTCCAAGCATGGAGAGCAGGATTCCGAGAAGGTGTCAAGATGACATTGAAAGATGGAATTAAAGTTCCACCTATGGAGTTACAGGACCATATATGGTGGCATAATATACATCGACTGCGTATGTGGAGTACCGTAGGTGCCCATGAAGAACACGGATTATACGCAATACATGGCGCAAGACTTGGCACATGGATGACTAACTGTACAGATTGGGATTATGTGCAGGTTAGAGATTTTGAAATTCTTAAAAATATATACCAAGAAAATGTTTTGCATGGTTGTATTGAAAAAGACATACAAGAGCTTGGAGAAAAAATTAAACTTAATTTAGGTTTAGATTGGCCTAACCTCGATGCTCAGCAGAGCAAATATGTTTTAGATCTTTATAATGAAACAATCAATCTTGGATTAACTTATTTTAGGCAATAATGTACGATATTATTTTTATCAGTTATAATGAACCAAATGCAGATGCTAACTTTGAAAAGTTAAAAGCAAGGTTTCCTTACGCACATAGAGTGCATGGAATTAAAGGAATACATCAAGCACACATTGCCGCAGCAAAAAAAGCATTTACAAAAATGTTTTGGGTGGTAGATGCTGATGCAGAAATACTTGACACATTTAATTTTGATTATGAAGTTAGCAAATACGATTTAGAATGTGTACATGTATGGCGCAGTCGTAACCCCATCAATGATTTGGAATACGGGTATGGTGGCGTTAAGTTATTGCCCAAGCGACTAACACAAAATATGGATATATCCAAGCCGGACATGACCACAAGCATCAGTTCTTTGTTTAAGGCAATGCCAGAAGTCAGTAACATTACTGCGTTCAATACAGATCCATTCAACACTTGGAAATCAGCGTTTAGAGAATGTTGTAAGTTATCAAGTAAAATTATCGATCGCCAAGACGATGTAGAGACTCAACAGAGATTAGAAGCATGGTGTATTCTAAACGAGTCAGCGCCGTATGGTGCTCATGCCTATATGGGTGCAATCGCAGGAAAATATTTTGGTTTATTTTGGCAGAATGCTCCAACGGAATTAGTAAAAATAAATGACTTTGATTGGTTAAAAGAACAATACGAAATGTCAAAGGATAAACTAAATGGATGACAAAGTAAGGATTAAAAAATTCATTCCTATAATGAATGAAATCAGTCCTACCTTTTGTCTTGCTAAATGGCATCACACAACCATTTATCTACAAACAGGCGAGACTCACAGTTGTTATCATCCTGCCCCTCATAAAATTCCTTTAGAAGAAATTGCACTAGATCCTAGTGCATTGCATAATACTAAAGAAAAGATCAGCCAACGTGCAGAAATGATAGCAGGTGAGAAACCGTCTGGCTGTAATTATTGTTGGAATATTGAAGCATTGGGTGAAGATTATATCAGTGACAGGCATGAACGCAATGCCAGTATCTTTACAGAACAGCGTCTAGGAGCTATTAAGGCCGATCCTCTAGCTCCGGTCAATCCACAGTATATTGAAGTTAGTTTTGGTAACGAGTGTAATTTTAAATGTGGGTATTGTCACCCAAAACACAGCAGTGCATACTACAAAGAAATTAAGGACCACGGTCCTTACACTATGGTTAAGAATCATCGTAACGATATCGATTGGTTTCAAATCTACGAAGAAGAAACCAATCCCTATGTAGAAGCATGGTGGCGTTGGTGGCCCGAGGTTAGAAAGACACTGACTATCTTACGTATTACTGGCGGCGAACCACTACTACAACAAAGCACATGGAGACTACTAGATGATTTAGCAGTCAATCCTCTGCCCAATCTTGAACTAAACATCAATACAAATTTTGGAGTTAAGCCTATCCTAATTGATAGGCTGGTAGAAAAAGTTAATAATTTAATTGCTAATGGATGCATCAAAGATTTTAAAATTTTTACTAGCATGGATACCTGGGGAGCACCAGCAGAATACATTCGTACAGGATTGGACCTAACGGTGTGGGAACGCAATTTAGATACATATCTAACAAAGACACACTTGCCAATTACGTTTATGATTACATTTAACATATTAACTGTTACAAACTTCCAAAGTTTATTAGAAAAGATTTTAGAATGGCGTGTGAAGTATAACGGAAAT